GGTTCACATACTATTTCACTATTAATTTCAAACCCATCTACACTTCTTTGTGTATAAGATGTCAAATCATTTAATATTCCAAGTGTATTTGCTTGAATATCAACTAAATCATTTCTATTATAGAAAGGAATAGTTATTTCATTATTGGTTGGGTTACTTTCGTTATTCTTATTTTTAACTTTATCTGCTACTATTAATTGAATTTGATAATCAGTTGTTGATGTACCAAAACCTGTTTGTGTTATTGCAACATTACCAATAGGATAACTTGGAAATTCATCATAGTCAACATCATTCAATAACCCTTGTGATACCATTTCAATAGAAGGGTGATTAGTCATAATAGTCTTGAAGTAATTCAAAACATTATAATAGAGTGTGTAATTTATACCTGAATTATGAACGATTGATGCCATAGTAATTAATTATAATTGTATTCCACCAAAATATTGATTACTTTGGTCAGGAAAAATTTGTGTTTGGTTATTTACGGATTGTAAATATTGTGGTATATTATTTGCAAATGAGATACAATAGTTTTGTAGTCTTAATGCATAATAGTCAGCGTTATTCTGTGCCTTAGCTAAAAGGTAATCTATTTCTCCTTTAGATGGTGCAATACCTTGTTCTGATTGTTGTTTAATACTACCATTAGACTTAAACTGAATTGAACTAAATGGTATATATTCAACACATGCATACCAAATCAAAGTATTTTTTATGTGGTCATCTAAAAGGTCTTGATAATAAGATGATAAAGTACTAACTGTTCCAGCAGTAATTTCGTCTTGTAAGAAATCAAAAAGAACAGTTCCTAATAAGTTCTTTAAGTATTTATCTTGTGCCGTTCTCATAAAAGGTAATAGAGCATCTGCATCTATTGCACCTTGCAATGGTGTGTTCTTTATGATATCGTTTCTGTTTATGAATAATGCGTATGACATATTTTTTATTTATATATTTCGTATTGTGAGTTGTTTACTTCCAACATTGAAAACTTTTCGGTTGGTAATGGTTCAGTTGCTACTGCATCTTGTCCATCATCTGTTGTTGCAGGATTTTCCATAGACTTATTAGTTTCATCCTCTACTTGTCCAACTGATTTACCTGTATCGTCTGCAGCTTGTGTTAATATTACTAATGGTGTTAATTGTTCAAAGTATAATTCAGTATCCGTATATCCAGAACAAGTTAATGCATAATCTAATGAATTTAATAATAAGTTTTGGAAAGGTGCAATAGTCATTGTTTGTAAAATACTAAATGCAGTTTTCATTTCTTCACTTTGAGAACTAAAACCATTATTTTCAGTACGAATACCAAATAATAAAGGTGATGTTACTCTATGTGCAACTAATATTCTATCTTGTAAATAGTTTGCAACATAATCATATTTTTCATGTAGGTTATCTATTTGTATTGCATCAATAGTAGGTTTAGTTGCAGGGTCATCATTAAATGACAACATAAATCTACCTGCGTTATCTGTACCTGTAAACTTAGCTTGAATTAAATCTTCAATCGTTTGTCTTTCTTCAGGTGCAGGTACTCCATTATTAAAGTTAATCATTACAGCAGGTAAGAAACCATTTGTAATGTTGTTGTAATGTAGATTACTTACTTCACCTTCTGATATTGCTAATTGTAAAGCAGATACCCAATCAGGTAGAGAATAGTAATACAAACCTGGACAATAATTTTTAATCCAAAGTATTTCCATTTTCTCATTACTGGTTTCAAATGCAGGTATTTTCTTTTTATCTCTAACCTTCTTTTGGTCTTTCCAATCTGTACAATAATAATAATTTTCTATTTTTGGATTACCATATAGTTTTTCAGCACGAAGTGTTTGTACTGGTACATGATACATTTTCTTTATCTTAGTATGAGTATCATCCCAATAAACTTGGAATGCTGCATTACCAAATAATTTTAAGTCAAATGAAACTCTTTTGATTTCCTCTTGAGGTATCATCTTTTGTAATATATCATTAAATGCAGGTGACTTAGAATAAACACCTTTACCATATATTAAATCAGCAATACCTTCTATTGATGCAGCATTAGTTGTACTGACATTATATGCAGTAATTAGTACATCATAGAAATCGTCTTGTCCATAAACACCGAATGGCACCCATGTATAACGAGTTTTAGTATCCTCCTGTATTACAGGTAGAGAATTATTATTTACATTTACAATTGCGAAGTTTTGTTTTCCTTTCATATTAGTTCATTATTATATACTTGTTTTCACTTTCATGTGATGTTACAGGTGGTATTTGGTTTTCATATACGGATTTATCTATTGATTGTGATTGATATACTTGTACTGTTCCTCTCCATATATCTATACTACCAGTTGGACTTGCATTATACAATACTGCACGATACTCAGACCCAACTATTGCACCACTAATACTTGCAGTAAATCCAACATAACTTTCATATGCTTCATAAGTGATACCAGATAAAGTTGCAATCGTTGTATCCAATGTTGTCATATCTTGCAATGACATTGTAAATACATTTGATGTAGATGCTGTTGGTTCGGTTCTAAAGGTGTATGAGTTGCTTTGTGAGATATAATAACTCTGCATTATCTATAATTTATATAATAAAAACACCACTTTATAGAAAAATAGTTATGAATAAAAAAACCCCTACATCTCTGTAAGGGTTTAATATTTTCAAGTCATAATATTATTTATGAACCATAAACGATAGTTGGTTGAGTTGTTAAACCAGCGAAAGGATTATTTACGGTACTTCCAGATAAGAATAATGCCGGTTCTTTTTCTAAACCTGTAAGAGTAACTGAATAACCGAAAAGGTCACCCAATGCTCCACCTGTTTGAATAGTACCTGCAGTTACATCTGCTCCTTCTTTGTTACCGACTAATAATGCTTCACCATTTAATGTCCAAATTACTATCTTTGGTCTACCGTATGCCATCAATTTTAATTGAGTAGTCATTTCGTTAGTTAACTTCTTTAAGTTAAGAGTTAATTCTTGAGAGAAAAAGGTTGTACCATTATCTCTAGAAGTGTTAACTGTTTCTGTGTAAGAAGAATTTCCTTTAAGTTCATAATAATAAGCTGAACTACCTGATGGGTTTCCTAATGCTGTTACTTGGTCGTTTCCTCCAGTCGTCGCAGATGCAGTATAGTAATTCAAGAAGTAAACTCCTTGTAAACCACCTACTGACTCTTTGCAGACTTCTTGTCTACCCAAAGTAACACCACATTGTCCTGATGTATAAGCCATATTATTAAGTTTTAGTTTGTTTGTGATAAGTTGGTGAGGATTTTAACCCCCACCTTCTTAAATTATTTTTTAGTAAGCTCCGTAGTATACGATGTCTTGTCCGATACCGAAGTTTACAGCCGCTGTGTATCTCATAATAACACGATAGTTTTGTGAACCATCAATGTTAGCCATGTCAATCACTTTTACTTCATTTTGGTCACTCATCAATCCTGTTCCGAAGAATAAGTTTGATTTTTGTGCTGCAACGATTTTGTTGTCACTCATACCTGGACATAATACTAAATCAATACCATTAAAGTTGTATGGTTTTTCACCGATTACAAAACTATTTTGATAACCATTAGCACCAATGTTAGTTACTGTTTGAGCAGCAACACCAGCAGATAAACCAGCTGTTGCTAATTGATATGCCTTAGCGATACCAGTACCAACATAGATAACTAAATCTTGTTTACCATAAACAGCGTTAGGAATAGTATCAACCACTGATTGTAATTTAGAGATTACATTCGCTGAAGTTACACTACCAGAGATGATAGAAGATGTTCCACCTGTTAATCTTGCAGGTAATACATCTGTTGCACCTGCTACTGCTACTGAAGCAGATAATAAAGTTTGGAAACCATCAAATTCACCATTTGTTGATGCGTTACCATTCCAAATAGATTGTTCAATTGCCTGAGCAACATTACCACCTACATAAGAAATTAAGAAATCGTTAAAATCTTTAGGAATTTCATCAAAAGCTGAGAAACCTAATTGCATCGCCTGCCAAGATTGAACGAAAGTTTGCTTACAGATTTGTAAGTTAACTTGGAATTCTTCTGGAGTGATGTATCTTTCAGATAAAGATGCAGATGCTACTGATGTGAAATCACATGAAGCATCTTGGATTAAATTAGATAAAGAAAGTTTTTGGATTACTGAACGATATTTCACGTTTGGCATAATCGTAACTAACTTTTTATCCAAAGTGTTTGCACTTAAAAGTGCAGCTGCTATATATCCTGCTGCCAACTCACCAGCATAAGTTGGTGTAGATGGAGAAGTAAAGCTAGGTTGTGTACCTGCGATATTAGCGAATTTTTGAATTTTGTTCATTGTTAATTCGTTTTTTTGTTTTTTAATATTTTTAATTATAAAGTTTTGATAAGAAGGTAGACTGCATGTCTTGTATTTTCTCACCATAATTTTTTCTGTTTGTATTGAATTTATGAATTAGATTTGGGTCTTCAATTGGAGCACCATCTAATTTAGGTAACTCTTCTTCGTCAATTTCTTCCATCTCTACTTCTTCCTTTTTTTCATCCTGTTCCATTTTGTACTTACCCATTTCTTCCATCTTCTTTTCCATTTCTTCAATACGGTAAGCCATTTCTTCTATTTTCTTTTTCATGTCACCCATTTCCATTGCAGGCTCTTTTTCATCTTCCATTGTTTCGCCGTTTGTTTCAGGCATATTAGGGTCAACTTCAACATCTGCTTCTGCCATCTTTTGAGTTCCACTAGTTACAGAGTTTGGAACATCTGCCATTACATTTTCAGGGTCTTCGTTACCTGTTGATGGTAGTTTTTCTGTTTTAACCATTTCTGCATCTACATCTGCCATCTCTACATTTTCTCTTTCAACGATTTTACCGTCTTTAGAAATTACTTTAAGCATGGTTTCATTTCCTTCTGTATCTTTCAACATTAAGTCATGTGTTCCGTCTGGTGCAGGAGATTTAGTTCCATCTTCTGAAACTACGAATAGGTCTTCACCTACATCAAATGTTGCAGACTCTACTATTGTACCATCTGCTAATTTTGCATATGTTAATTGAACTTCTTCGTTTAATGATAACATCTGCATTATTTTGTTTAATACTGTCTTTGAATTCATTTTATTATTGTTTATAAGGTAAAAACACCTTTAGTTAAAAAAATCGTTATTTT